ATTGGACAATAGAAGCTAGAATAGAATCATCACTTACAAGACGTTTAAGATTTAAACTAACACTAGTAGATGACGGTCCAGAAAGTAACCTTGATGCTGGTGCAAAAGGAAGTATCGAACCTGGTGTAACTGAGCCAGTGACAGCAGATATTTTGTTTGATTATGGTGCAAGACGTCCTAGATCATTAGATTTTGAAACAGACGGCACTACAAGACGCTTTACTTTGCCGTATCCTACATTCGCAAATCCAAATACTTTCGAATAATTACTTGACATAGTACTGATATTCGTGTATAATATACACAATACAGGAGTATCTTATGGATGAAAAGTTAAAAAATGCTTTAGATTTTTCAAATTATATGGTAACGCTTAATAATCAAAGGCGTATATTGTTAGAACAATTTAAAGAAAACACAAAATACTATTATGGGGGCGGGCAATTTACAATTGAAACGTCATTAATGAGTCATTTGTCTGCATTATCTAATGTAACTAATAATGCAATCTTACTAGATGATAACAGTATTCCAATTCTAGTCGAAGATGTTACAGGTTTTCTTGCAGAAATTGCAAAAAAATATGACGAGAATCTACGTATATATTATCAAGAATATCAAAACATAAAAAATAGCAGAAGTGTAGAGAAACTAGTAGACGATGAGTAAAGGCATCTTAGTGTTTGCCAGAAATAGCAATACATTAAATTATATTTCACAAGCAAAAGACCTTGCTAAACGTGCAAAACAGCATTTAGATTTACCAGTATCTTTGGTAACAGACAAAGAAAGTTGTGAAGATGCAGATTTATCTGCATTTGATAAAGTTATTATCTTAGAAAATACTGTAGATAACAATTTTAAAACACACTATGACGGTTCAGGTAATTCAGTAAAGTCTTTATGGAAGAATAATTCTCGTAGCCTTGCATATGAGCTTACTCCTTACGACGAAACTTTAATGTTAGACACTGACGTTGTAATTTGCAACAATAATTTTTTACAATGTTTTAATCAATCCAATAATTTTTTAATATACAAACAATGTCATAATCTAGTAGACATGACAACAGGTATCGAGTTCGAAAGAATATCAGATATAAGTATAGATTTTTACTGGGCTACATGTGTGTTTTTTAGAAAAGTTTATTCTAACAAAATTTTCTTTGATTTATTAAAACATATACAAGAAAATTATCAACATTATAGAATTACATATTTTATCGAATCATTAAAATTCCGTAATGACTATGCATTTAGTATTGCTATTCATATTATGAATGGATTTCAAGCAGGCGATTTTGCAAAAGAAATGCCCGGAACTTTATATTATATCACAGACAAAAGCATTTTGTATAAAGTGCAAGAAAATAACTTAAAGTTTTTATTAGAAAAGCCAACCTATAAAAATCAATATACTCCATTATCGATAAAAAACGCTAATGTGCATGTAATGAATAAATTTAGTCTACAGAGGTGTATAGATGAGTAATAAAGGATTTGTATTGTATGCCGAAGGTGAGCAATATATACAACAAGCATATCTGTGTGCATTAAGTATAAAAAAATTTAATCAACATATTCCAGTAAGCCTAATTACTAATACTGATGTAGCAAATTACAAGTATATTTTTGATAAAATAATTCCTGTACCTACATACAATGGCGATAATAGTAGATTTAAAACCTATGCTAGACAGTTTATCTATGAACTGTCTCCTTACGAAGAAACAATTTCAATGGATAGTGATGTATTAGTATTGCATAATTTAGATTATTTCTGGCAAGCAATGAATACTGATGTTTATTATTGTGATACTGTCTTTACATATAGGGGCGAGAAAATAAAAGATACGTTTTACAGGAAAGCATTTATTAGTAATAATTTACCTAACGTTTATAACGCATTTTTCTACTTTAAAAAAAGCAAATATTCAAAACAGTTTTATACTACGCAAAAACATATAGCTGATAATTGGCAAGAATACTACAGGATATTCTGCCCTAAGAACATGCCTAAAGAACCTAGCATGGATATCATTACAGCAATTACCCATATTGTATTAGATATTAGACAAAAAAATAACATTATGCCTAATTTAGTACATATGAAACCTGCAATACAAAATTGGGAAAAGTATAGTGATAATTGGTCAACAAGAGTAAGCGTTTTTGTAGATGATGATGCAAATTTAAAAATAGGAAATCATGCTCAACACACTGTTTTTCATTATACAGATAATAGTTTTGTTAATGAGGATATAATTAGGAAGTTCGAAGATGTACAAGGGTAATATTGCACTAGGGTTCGATAAAAAAACTGGTAAAATCAAGCAAATCGGCGCACCTCCTATTGATGCTCCTTCGCAAATACAAGTTCCATATGAAATAGCCGGACCTATCCTTGAAGGTAAAGTATCAAAAAACAATTTTAGGGTAATTTATAATCCTGAAACGAAAAAATTTGAGTTAAAAGAAACAGATTCTATTAATAAAACTACATTTGATATTAATGATTTCCATCATAGCATTCCTTATTCGTATAGTAACAAAGATTGCACTATAGAAAAGGATAATACAACTAAAGTTTGGCGAATTATTCTTTCAGATGAATTGTGTACTAACATGAAAGGCATGTTTGTAGGTGAAACATTAAATTTTAGTGTTACTAAACATGGTGATCTAAACATATTGTATAGATTACTACGTGTAGACATAGAAGAACTATGTGAAACTGGTGTAATTGAGATTCCGTTCACAACTGACGACGAGTGCAATCTTACAAAGTTAAGTATCTATACGCCTAAGCGTTTTAAAGACTACGGATTTAGAGTAAAAAATGAAACTTAGAGTACCAGACTGTGATGTAATATACTTGTCGTATGACGAGCCAAACGCAGAAAAGAATTATGCAGATTTATGCAAAAAAATTCCTTGGGCAAAACGTGTTCATGGTGTTGAAGGTAGTGATGCGGCGCATAAAGCATGTGCAAATATTAGTGAAACTGATAGATTAATTATTGTAGACGGCGACAATATAGTAAATCAAGATTTTATTAATCAAGAATTTGTATTAGGCAATGATTTTAATCCTTACAAAACCGTTATAAGTTTTACTGCAAAAAATAACATCAACGGATTAGTTTATGGCAACGGCGGAATAAAGTGTTGGCCTAAAAGTATAATACTAAACATGAAAACACATGAAAACGCCGCCCCTGATAACCTACAAGCACAGGTAGACTTTTGTTGGGATATAAATTATTATCATTTGCCTGGAACATATAGTACTATTATGAATAATGCTACACCTCAACAAGCCTGGAGAGCAGGATTCCGCGAAGGTGTTAAAATGGCACTAAATGAAGGACAAAAAGTTTCTAAAGAAAGACTAAAAGGTTTACATTGGAAAAACTTGCACAGACTTTATGTATGGTTAATGGTAGGTGCAGACGTAGAAAACGGTAAATGGGCAATATATGGTGCAAGAGAAGGTTTGTACAAAACTATGTGTACAGATTGGAACTTTGTAAATGTGCGTGATTTTAAATGGCTGAATGAATATTGGAATAATAAGGACTTTTCATTCGTAGATAGTCCAATAGAAGATCTTGGATTTCAATTAAAAGAAGAATTAGATTTGCCTATAGCTGTTGAACCATTAGATGAAGATCAAAGCAAGTTCTTTAAAACTGTTTACATTAATCAAGAGCGATCTAGCTACAAAAATATATCTAATAGTTCAAGTATTTCTAATGAAGAATACGATATTGTGTTTATCAGTTACAATGAAGTTAACGCAGACAAAAACTATGAAAATTTAATTAAAAGATTTCCTCGTGCAAAACGTGTTCATGGGATAAAAGGAATCCATCAAGCACATATTGAAGCGGCAAAACAGTGTAGTACAGATATGATATGGATTGTAGATGGAGACGCAGTTATAAATGATGATTTTAATTTTGATTATGTGGTGCCAGCTAAGGAAAAAGATCACGTTCATGTTTGGCGATGTGAAAACAAAGTAAAAGGTTTAGAATATGGCTACGGCGGAGTAAAATTATTTCCAAGGATAGCAACAATAGAAATGGATACATCTAAACCGGATATGACTACAAGTATAAGTAGACATTTTAAAGCGGTAAAAGAAGTTTCTAATAGTACCGAGTTTAATACAGACCCGTTTAGTGCTTGGAAAAGTGGCTTTAGAGAATGTTGCAAATTATCAAGCAAAGTTATAGATAGACAAAAGGATGTCGAAACGGAATTACGTCTAAATATATGGTGTAGTGATAAAGGCAAGGACGAGCCATTTGGTAATTATGTAACTGACGGTGCAAGAGCCGGCAGAAAATACGGTGAAAGTAACAGAGGTGATATTGAAGCTCTCAAAAAAATTAACAACTTTGATTGGTTGAAGGAACAATTTAATGCTAGAAATTCATGAACTGCTAGATAGATATGAGTTGCTGTATCCAAACGACACAAATATATCAAATCTAAGGCGTGCCTATATAGATAAAGACCTTAATAGTATATTTCGTGTCACTAATGCAAATGAAGAACTACGTAAAGCAGTTGTAGAAAAAAATCTACACAGTTTGTTTCGTGTTATTGGAGATGTTACAGTAAAAGGCGAAGCTGATGATTTACGTAAAGCAATATTAGAAAATAATTTACACAGTATTTTTAGACTTGTTGATAATGTAGAATTAAGAAAGGCTGTAATAGGCGAAAATCTTTACAGCATATTTAGATTTATATACGACGAAGATGTTCGTAAACTTGTACTTGAAGATAACATTTGGAAACTGTTTGATATATTTGACAGATTTGTTCAAACTGACTTTACTCAAGCCTTTAAAAGAATTTTAGCAGATAGTATAGAGATAGATAATGATTGTTTTAGTAGAGGACAACTTAAAAGTAAAATATGGTTAGTAGACGAACTTCAAAAAATTAATAGATCACTAGGCACAGTATTTTTATGTGCTGGTTGGTACGGTACACTAGCAACTATGTTGTTTGAAAGTAATTTACATATATCAAAAATTAGAAGTTTTGACATAGATCCTAGTTGTGCCGACATAGCAGAAGTCTTTAATAAAAGTTGGTTAGTACAAGATTGGAAATTTAAAGCAACAACAAAAAATATATTTGATATAGATTATAAAAATTATAACTATCAAACAATAAACAAAGAAGGACAACTATCTAATATGTCTGATAGTCCTACTACAGTTATTAACACAAGTTGTGAACATATACCTAATTTTAGTGATTGGTATGAAAAATTACAAAGTGGCACCTTAGTTGTATTGCAGACAAATAATTACTTTGATATCGAAGAACATATTAATTGTAAATCTAGTCTTAAAGAGTTTTCGGATGAAACACCGATGAAGCAAGTTTTGTTTGAAGGTGTGTTAGACTTAGAAAAATATAAGAGGTTTATGAAAATTGGAATTAGATAAATTTACAGTCAGAGAACTTCAATTAGAAAGTGCAAGGGCATTAAGCACCATGCAAGCAACAAGTAATAATATTACACAATTTAACAAAGAAGCACATCATAATAGTCATAACTGGTACAAAGCAGTAATTCTCTGGTATGTTGCTCAATATGGTGATTTGCCTAGTAAAGTTGGCCCAGGAAAAGATGTAAAGTTAGTACACGATGTATAGATACGAAAACATTAAAGAAGTACATTTAGAAATTACACAACGTTGTCAAGCGGCCTGCCCTATGTGTGATAGAAATTGTAATGGCGGCACAGATAATCCTCACATAACAAATGCAGAGTTAAGTCTTGAAGATTGTAAACGTATTTTTAAACCAGACTTTATTAAACAACTTAACACAATGTATATGTGTGGCAACTTAGGCGATCCTATTGTTGCTAAAGATACACTAGAAGTTTTCAAATATTTTAGAGAACATAACCCTAAAATGTGGTTGAGTATGAATACAAATGCAGGAGCAAAAGATGAAGCATGGTGGACTGAACTTGCCCAAGTTTTTGGTAGAATGGGTGCTGTTATTTTTAGCGTGGATGGCCTTAGGGATACTAATCACCTATACAGGCAGAATGTTGTTTGGGATAATGTAGAACGAAGTGCTAAGGCATTTATTGCCGCCGGCGGTAGAGCTCGCTGGGATTTTATAGTTTTTGAACATAACGAACATCAAGTTGATCGTGCAGAAGAAATAGCGAACAGTATGGGTTTTGAAAAATTTGTAAGAAAAAAGACAGGCAGATTTTACAGCACTTCGCAACTTTCTGGAAAAGAAACGCACCAAGCAGTGAACAGAAAGGGAGAACAAACACAAAATTTAGCAAAACCTAAAGATACAAAAAATATTAATTTAGCTTTGCTTAAAGAAGAAGAAATAACTAACACATACGGCAGTATGCAAAAGTACTATGATACCTGTTCTGTAAAATGTAAAGTTGCTGAACAAGGTAGTATATTTGTAACAGCCGAAGGCTTGTTAATGCCTTGTTGTTGGACTGCCGGACGTATGTATAAATGGTGGCATCCTGATCCAAGGGTAGAACAGATTTGGGATCATATTGACTCAGCAGGCGGAAAGGAAGGTATAGATATTATAAACAATGATCTTGAACAAGTAATGCAAGGAACTTTACTGAAAGGAATACAAGACAGTTGGTCTATACAAGGAATACAAAATGGAAAGTTAGGTGTCTGTGCAATGAAGTGCGGAACTGAGTTTGATCCATATGCGGAACAATTTAAATGATAAACAAAATTGAATTAGAAATTACAAGTAACTGCAATGCGGCGTGTCCAGGATGTGCTAGAACACTTAATAGTGATAGGTTAAAAATTAATAGTTTTAACTTTCATGATATTGTAAGATTGTTTCCTACTGAAGCAGACATACGTGGCAAAGAATTTAAATTTTGCGGAGTTTTAGGTGATCCGGCTCTTAATGTAGAATGCGTCAAGATGGTGGATTATCTAGTGACCAACGGAGCGTATTGCGAACTTAGTACAAACGGTGGCTATCAAACTGCACAATGGTGGAAAAGTTTAGGTGCAATAGCAAATGATTATCCTGGCAGATTGCATATACATTTTTGTGTAGACGGACATAAAGAAACTAATCATATTTACAGAGTTAACACTAAATTTGATGTTATTGAAAGAAACATGCAAGCATTTTCGTCTGTTGCACCAAAAGAAAATGCGTCTTGGATATACATTGTTTTTGATCATAATGAACACGAATTAGAAATTGCAAAACAGCATGCCAAAGAATTAGGTTTTAAATTTGCTACTAGAACAGGTATGCGTAATAGTTATGACGATTGGGTAGCTACATTAAAAAGAAAACAAAATAAAAAAATTGTAGAAGAAAAGAAAACTATTACAACAACCGGCGAAAAAGAACACAGCAAAGTAAAAACAGTAAAAGAATTAGACAAGTTTATTGAAGAATATCAAAACACTAAAGTAGATGAATCTAAGATAAAAGAAATTACTGATAGTATTGTTTGTAAGTACATTCACGAAGGAGAAATATTTATTGCCAGCGATTTAACTATGTGGCCTTGTTGTTTTCTCTGGGATAGTGCTTTTAAAAATAAAGAAGGTATATTAGACAAACTTTCTAACTTCGATCCTAACTGGAATAGTTTGAAAGTTCATTCTATACAAGAAGTTATGAAGCATCCGTGGTATCAAAAATTACTAAAAGCAAGTTGGCATCCATATCACGGTATGCATTTGCCTAGATGCATAAAAACTTGTGCAAAAAACAAAGCATATCATAACGAAATAAACTACGTAGTTAATTAGGTAAGTATAAGTATGACTAAAAAAGTATCCGACACTTGGTGTATTTTACCTTGGGTTCAT